TGATAGTATTATTGAACCTATCACTGCAGACTTTGGCAATTATCTCATTCAGATAGTTGATCCTGATACTTTTGATACACAATTCAGTGAGGTCGTAGTTTTAAGTGATGAAGATGATATAGTATTATTTGAAAAAACAACTGATTTTACAACTCTTAAATTAGGAGATTTAAAAACTGAGATAACCACTAGTGGTGATAAAAATCTACTATTTGAACCAACTGATAAATTCGCTAAAGATCATGATATTAAAGTTCTGAAAATTGATTTTAATACTGATTTAGTAGGTATTAATACAAATTCAATTGGAAGTGTAAAACAAACTGGTTCTAATATTGGAGTTACATCTGGTACAACTGCAAGTATTGTTGAATTCCCTAGAAATGATTTTAATTCTTTATATGCTAACATTTATGTTGAAGATTCTGTAACTAAAGATGTAAATTATAATGAAGTTATAGTTGATTTTGATGGAACTAATACATCAATATCACAAATTTATGTTGATAAAAAATTATCAAATAGCCAAAGTGCTGTTGGTATTATTACTGCAAAACTTGAAAATAATTTAATTAAATTGCAAGTTGAGAATAACTTAAACAACTCATTAGAAGTCAGATCAAATATTGTTGGATTAGGAACCACCACATCTGGAATAGGAACTTATCGTTTCTCTGTAGCAGATCAACCAACAGGAGCAGAAAGAAGTGTAAGACTTGAATCTGGATACGCAACTGGAACTGCTAGTACGATAACTTACGCTACTCTAAACAAACTTATTGATAGTACCTCTAAATCTTTTGTAAGAGTTTCTTGTGGTGAAACATCAGCAATTCATCAAATTATTTCTATTAGAGATGCTGACGATATTATTACTGTTCAATATCCATTCGTTTCAATTGGTTCAACAACTGGTATTGGAACATTTGGTGGAGAAATAAGTGGTAATAATATAAATCTACGTTTCTATCCAGATTCTGAGTTCGCATCTATTATTGAAGTTCAATCATACAATCAAATTTTCTATACAGAAAATGATTTTGATAACACACCACCTAATTTATCACACGGAACTGTTTCTCAAGAAGTATTTTTAACAACTTATGATGGATTAGAAGGAAGAAGAGCAAACAAAACTAAATTTGATCTAAAATTTGATGGAACACCAATTTACAGTAAGATCTTTAATCCTAATTCAGGTATATTAAGCACATCAACTGGTGTATTCACAATTCCAAATCATTTCTTTAACACAAATGAAGAACTGACTTATACTTTTGACTCAACCTTTATTGGAATTGCTGCAACAGCTTTATCAATTGGTTCAACAGCAAACACTGCAGGTGTTGTTACAACCATTCTACCAACCACAGTTTTTGCTAAAGTCATTGATGAAAATCAATTCCAGTTATTCTCAAGACCAGAGTATGTTGCAGCAGGTGCAGCAATCACATTTACAGGAATAGGAACTGGTAACGCACACAAGTTGACAATGAACAAACAACTTACAAAGACTATTATTGGTCTTGACGGTGTAGTTCAGCAACCAATTACCTTTACATCAATCGCACATACACTTGATGCAAATATTAATGCAACTGATACTCAGTTTGTTCTTAGTGGTATAGGTTCGATTCAACCTAGTGATGTTCTTAAAGTGAATAATGAATTCATGAAAATAGAACAGGTTGGTTTCTCAAGTCTACCAACTGGAATAATTAATGATTCTAGTGATGTAGCAGCTGGTATTGCGACTCTACCTGTGGTAAAAGTAGAAAGAGGTGTGTTGGGTATAAGTGCATCAACTCATTCTGCAAATGATAATGTAAGGGTTCATAGAGGATCGTTTAATATTGTTGATAGTTCAGTTCATTTTATTGAACCACCAAAAGGTAACACAAGATCAAGAAGAACAGACACTAATTTACCTTTTGTAAAAGCAGACTTTAGTGGAAGAACATTCCTTAGAAGTGATTATACTACTAATATGTTATTTGATGATGTATCAGATGACTTTACAGGTATTGGTAAAACTTATAGTTTAACTGTAGGTGGTGCAAATACATCTTCTGGTATTGGTGTTGGTAATGGAGTACTCTTTATCAATGGTATTTTCCAAACACCATTAACAACTAATAATGAAGGACATAATTATGAGTTTATTGCAGACACAACTGCTGGAGTATCAACAGTCCAGTTTACTGGAATAACATCCGAAAATGGTCAGTTTATCGTATCAGAATCAGATATAAATCAAAACCAAGTCCCAAGAGGTGGTTTAATTGTATCACTTGGATCTACACCTGGTCTTGGATATGCTCCTTTAGTTGGTGCAAAAGCATCATTATTCAAGAATGCATCAGGAGCAATTACTAGTGTAGTTGGTATTGCAACAACATCAGGTGTAAACTATGGAATAAGCACAGCGGCTTATGATAATATTACAGGTATTATTACAGTTACTACTAATAAAGTTCATGGTTTTGCTCTGAATAGACCAAATACTGTCCAACTAAAAGATTTAGAATTTAGTTGTGTTGGTTATAGTGGTGTAACTACAACGATATTCCAAGACCACGAAAGACCGTTATTCTTGACAGGTATTGTTTCAGAGAGAACATTTGAAGTTCAAGCAGGACCAAGCACTATTGTTCACACATATGTTGGTGGTGGTAATGCATTTGAGTTCTTTGAGGATAATACATTTGGTTCAGGATATCGTGGTGGCACAGTTGCGATTGGTGTTACAGATCAAGCGTATGTACATCGTTTTGTAAGTTCTGGTATAGGTTCAATACGTAAGGGTAGTTTTGCTGCCTCTGGTGCAAATGCATTCACAGCGACTGATGCAGACTACGAATCACATAGTGGTCTTCTTAAATTAACTATTCCAAATCATGGTCTATCAACAAGTGATACAGTTGGTATTGATACTGGTGGATTGGTATTTAAGTGTTCTAAAGATGGATTCTTTGGTAATCACCCATATCCTAGAGGACTTTCAATCACAAGTAATCCAAGTGGTGATCCAATTGCTGGTATACAAACAGCGATAAGACAAGTTACCACTAACACTATCACTATCTTTGTTGGACAAGGTGGTGGCGGTGGAACAGGTGCTAATATTACCGCAACAGTTGGTGTAGGAGGTACACTTGCATTTAATATTGTTTCTGCAGGTACAAGTTATGTAAATCCAAGATTAATCATACCTGAACCAGTATATGAAAATCTTCCTGTTGAAGGTGTATCAAGATTAGGTATTGGTGCAACCACTGATACAGGATCTAACTTATTATTAAATGTAGAGGTTGGTGCATCAAGAACTACTGTTGGTATTGGATCAACATTATTTGAGATTAATAAGTTTAGTATTGCAAGACCTGGTCATTCATTCAAGGTTGGTGATAAATTTAGACCAGTCGGTTTAATTACAGCATCTCATCTATCTGCACCAATACAAGAGTTTGAGTTAGAGGTAATTGAAATATTCAGAGACAAATTCTCAGCTTGGCAATTTGGAGAAATTGATTTCATAGACAGCATATCTAATCTACAAGATGGTCAAAAAACAAGATTCCCATTATTCTTTAATGGTCAAATTCTTAGTTTCGAGAAAGATCCATCCAATGCAACATCTCAATTAATTGATCTTGATGCTGTATTATTAATATTCATCAATGGTGTTTTACAAAAACCAAAAGAATCATACCAATTCGAGGGTGGATCAACGTTTACATTTAGTGAAGCACCTGACCCTGAAGATAAAGTTGATGTATTCTTCTATAAAGGTGAGGATGGTGTTGATGTGATCATCAAGGACATTCAAGAAACTGTTAAAATCGGTGATGAATTTAGAGTTCTAAAAAATGAAGTGATTGGTATTACAACATCACAAGAAAGTGATAGAATTGTTAAACAAATATTGGGATCTGATTTAATTGAAACTGATATTTACGCTGGATTAGGTGTTGATGAAACCAATAATAAACCTGTAAGATGGGAGAAACAAAAGGTTGATATAGTGTTAAATGGTGAAGTTGTTAATAAGACAAGATCATCGATTGAACCACAAATTTATCCTACTGCTAAAATAATTGGCGATTTATCACTTACAAGTGGTAAAGGAACAGGTGCAAATGATGGTATATTTGTAGATGATGCAACATCATTCCATTTTGAGAAAGAAAGATATAGTCAATCAGGTGATGGTAAAGTTGATGCATTGATAACTTCTGGAAATATTGGTGTTGGTGCAGCGTTCACTGCTATAGTTTCATCTACTGGGACAATCACAGGTTTGACAACTTCTAACTCTGGTTCAGGGTATTCAAATATAACTATCAAAATTGCATCCCCAGTTGGTGTGGGTACTACTGCTACTGCCACTGCAGTTATTAGTAATGGTGTTATAACATCAACTACAATAACAAATGCAGGAACTGGTTATACATTTACAAATCCACCACAAGTTATAGCATCTTTACCTGCATTCCAGACTGAAAAAATTAATACTATTGAAAATGTTGAGGGTTATACAGGCATCATTACAGGTATTCAGCAAACAACAAGATCAGGTGGTGGTCCTGCACTTAAATTCTTCTTTAATGCAGTCACACAAGATCAAAACGGTGTATTAACTAATGTAGATGCTGATAAATTAAAAGTTGGATATCCAATATTGATCACTGGCACAAAAGTTGGTAATGGTTTAACATCAATAAATGGAGTTAATGCATCTACAGTTGGTATTGGAACCACATTTATTGATAATATTTACATTGTAAAAACTATTTCAGATAATGGTTCATTGGGAGAAATTGTTTGTGATGTTCATACAAATAGTGCGTCTTCAATATCAGGTATAAACACAGTTGGATTCCACTCAACTGGTCAATCAGGATTAACAATTCCGTTGGGAAGAATAAATTGGGGTAGATTATATGGTGCGGGTCTACAACGTTCTACAAACCCAATATCAATTGGTGTAACAGGATTAACAGTAGATTCTGGACTTTCAACCTTCCCAACTATTCAACGTAAAAATCATGTTAACACTTCAGTCAGAGGTTTAAGATCCACTGGTGCGATTAGAGTATTTGGACTTTGATTGATGAACCACTATAAATAAAAAGAAAAGTTAAGATTCGATGCCAGCAATTGTTACTGATCAGTTTAGAATCCTGAACGCAAATAATTTTGTAGAATCAGTCGAAAATACAAATAATTCTTACTATGTTTTTATAGGACTATCTAACCCTACAGGAGCACCTACTCTAACTGGTTATGGTAGAACGTCAGATTGGAATACTAGTAGTAAAACACCTGCACCAGTGGATAGTTTTTCATATCGTGCTCATTCTGGTGATACTATGATGTTTGGTAAAAAAATATCATCTGCGAATATAAGAAGAATTATAAGAAGAGTAGATTGGACTACAGGATCAAGATATGAAATTTATAGAGATGATTATAGTGCAACAAATCAAAGTCCATTAACACAAGCAAATCGTCTATATGATGCAAATTATTATGTACTAAATTCTGATTTTAAGGTATATGTTTGTATTGATAATGGTTCCTCTGGGACAAATCCTCTAGGAAATATTTCTCAGGATGAACCCACTTTCACAGATCTAGAACCATCAAAGGCAGGTAATAGTGGTGATGGTTATATCTGGAAATACTTATTCACTGTTTCTCCAAGTGATATTATCAAATTTGACTCAACAGAATTTATTACTGTTCCTAATAATTGGTCTACTTCAACTGACTCACAAATAAGATCAGTTCGAGAGAATGGTAATTCTGATGTCAACTTAAATCAAATTAAACACGTATATATTGAAAATGCAGGGACTGGATATGCGAATGGTTTGGCACAAGAAGTTGATATTTTAGGGGATGGCACTGGGGCAAAAGCGAGAGTAGATGTTGTAAATGGTAAAATTACAGATGTTACTGTTAGTTCTGGAGGAAAAGGTTATACTTATGGATTAGTAGATTTGGGAACACTTAATAGTAATGTGAGTGCAACTGGTAGAGCAAAATTAATCCCAATTATTCCGCCAGGATTGGGGCATGGGTCAGATGTGTATTCAGAATTAGGAACTGATAAAGTTATAATTTATGCACGATTTGATGATTCAACTAAAGATTTTCCAATTGATACTAAATTTGCACAGGTTGGAATTGTAAAAAATCCAACAAAAGTTGATACTGACAATATATTCACCGAAAATACTTTCTCATCATTACAAGCTTTCAAGTTTTCTACTATTAGTAATACGACTGATCCTATAGTAGGGGAGGAGATAACTCAATTATTGACAGTTTCTCCAAATGCTGGAAAGGTAGCAACTGGTTTTGTAGCGTCTTTTGATAAGGAAACTAAGGTATTAAAATATTTTAGAGATCGTTCATTACATTTTAACAGATCATCTTATGATCAAACAGATTATACTGGTATTTCAACATCTGGTAGAATATATCAATTTGAATCAGCGAACACTGCAAATAATATTGAAGGAAAATCATCTAATTTTTCTGGCTCTATAGATACATCATTCAATGATGGAACTGATAATCCAACTGGTAATAAATTAATCAATTTAGGAATTAATTTTAACGCAGGGTTATCTGAATCTGAGATAAATAAAGGGTCAGGTGAAATTATCTACTTAGATAATAGACCTCAAATCGTGAGAAACTCTCGTCAAAAGGAAGACATTAAAATCATACTCGAATTCTAACAATGCCACAAAAGACAAAT